ATCACGTTAATGACCTTAACAATAAACTAGCTACAAATCTGCACGTAAATGAGCAGCTAAGTGCTACGTTGAAATTGTTTAATGAAAAGCACCAGCAAGGCGTAAAAGAGCTTAAAAAGGCTATGGAGTCTGCTGCTTAAATGTTGGTTCGTAAAAACGCCCAAGACTATGACGTAGCTATTTATTACAATAAAGCGCCTGGAATGAAAAAGTTTATTTCTAAAGATAAGCAAATTACATATCCATCGTCAAAGAAATACTTTTTAATAGTAGATGGTTCGATAACAAAAAAGTCAGATTCGTTTGAAACCATTGAAAAAGAATACGTGAAATCTGTGGCCACTAAAACCGCAGATGGTCATGGGCGTTTTGACATTGTAAAACATAAATTAGTTAAAAATAAGGTTACACTTAGATGAATCTATTTAAGATAACGTTTTATCAGCAAATACAGAAATTAGGCACTTACTTGCTTAACCTAAGTTGGCAAAAGCTAAATCCAATGACCCGGAAAAATAAATAAATGTTTCAAGAATTTGCGACTTTATATGGAGATATTGGCCTTACTGGTTGCATAGTGGCGTGTTTTTTATGGCTTATCTATACGATGAATACTAGAGCATCTAGCCAAGCTGATTCTTTACAAAAGCTCACAGTTTTAAACGAGGGTCAAAGTAAAGATATTGAAGAAATATTAAAAGAAATTGAATCACAAACACAGATTGTTGTAAAGTTAATTGAAAGACATAATAAGTCTGATGATAATGCTGAAAGGCGTTCTGAAAAACTAATCGAAAATGCTGAAAAACGTCACAATATCATAATTGGAGAAATTAACGATGTAACCGATTCGCTTAATTATTTAAAGGGGCGTTTAAATGGCAAAGGTTTGTAATGGACAGTGTTAAAGTCGCAGCGATCAGCTTTGGCAACTATGCATTAAACTTTAGTGGTGTGCATGAAATATTACAGATCGTTGTAGCATTATTAAGTATTGTTTTATTAATTAGAAATATTAAGGAAAAGAAATGAAGAAATTTGCAAAAAAGATTATCGCAATGTTTATCAAAGAATTGATGGAAAAAATACAATCTGATGCGTTTGAAACTGCATTAGCTAAAAAGCTAGCTGCTGCAACTAACTTACCAGAAATGAATGAAGCTGAAGAAACGGCGTTTTATAAAAACATTATAGATGCTACTACAGATACAGTTGCAGAAGTAATGGGTGGAGAAGCAGACTAATGCCAAGTAAAAAAGGTTATGGAAAAAAAACAGGTTTTAAGAAAAAAGCTAAAACTTATAAACGTAAGAAAAAATGATAGACCCCACACAAATGCGTGAAGTCATAGATCACGTTTTAACAGAATTAGGCGATAAGTATAATTCTCCAGAAGCGCGAGATTTAGTATATAACACTGGATTAGTTGAAAGTAAATATGTGTACTTAAAACAGATTAAAGGTCCAGCTAGAGGTGTGTTTCAATGTGAACCTTGGGTGGCAGTGGATATTATAGAAAACTATTTACAGTATCGCAAAGACTTAATGAAAAAAGTAGCTGAAATTTGTGAACTAGATTGGTCACACTTTACGTTACCAAATGAAAAACGCTGGAAATTTATACTTACGACTAATTTAGCAGCTCAAATAGTAATGTGTAGATTGCATTATAGACGCGTACCAAAACCACTTCCACATACACTCATTGACCAATCAGTATATTATAAGAAATATTACAATACTTATAAAGGCAAAGCAACGCCAGAACACTTTATGGAAATAGTACATAAGTATGGATGAGTCAGAAAAAATAGAACGCGTTTTAGAAGTAATGACGCAACTCAAAGAGCTTGAGAAGCGATTAAAAAGTAATCAGATGCACTTTCCAGAAACTATGGCTTATATCTTAGCTCTAATTAACACAGCACCTGTACCAGACGTAACCATTTTAACTAATAATAAAGAGATGGCCCAAGCATGACAAGATTTGAAGCATTTTGTAATACGACTACAGATCTGCAAGCAATTGCAGACGTGGATTCATTTGATCGTAAAAGACTTTTATCGGTTACGTTTGTGGCAAGTGGGACCAGCAATTTATACTATGCTTATAACACAGGATTTTGCAGTGCAATTTTTATGGACCATAAAGACTTAGGAGCTGCACAGTCAGATGAACCTAATAGCGCATCAGAATGGCGCTGGGTGGCTGCTGACGACCGTTTAGAGTATTACGAAGCATCAACATCAGTTGCGGCATTAAATGCCCGTAATTGGGAAGAAGCTATGGATTTTGATACGCTTAAAACTGCCGTCGTAAATGAGAGCTCGGATTTTATCAGAAGTTATTTAACAAATCGTACTATTTATAAACGAAATAATGCGGACCTACAAGGAGCGCATTCTAGGACCTACGATTTTATTTTAATTCGTATTAATGCAATTCTTGCAGTAGCAGATCTGGTACGAAGAACTGATCCAGAAAAAGGTCAAGAGATTTACGAACAGGCATTGAATGCTGACAAAACTGGACTGTTAGACAGATTAAAGCTTGGCGAGTTTGCGTTATGGAATGAGACTACAAATAAATCTGAAGATGGAAAAGATATTAACGTGGTATCTATTAATGGATCCACCACTGGGTTTCCACAGGATATAAAAATATTTGGTCCACCTAGCGTAGATTACGATGAACCTCGTTTAGTCATTAGCACAGGTGGTACTTTTGCACCCGGTACTACAAGTCCAGTCAAGTATGATGTGTATGTAAAAAACGATAATGGTTTGCGTATGCAGAAAATTGTGGATGCGGAAACTATGAATGGGTCCTATCAAGCATTTGCGTATGGAGCTCAAGTTTTATGGGGACCGGGAGTGTATGTAGCTGGAGATGAATTTAGTGTGACATTTCAAAGCTCAGATGTGCAGATCGGATCTGTAAAATCTGGGCAATTGTATCGATAATGGCCATAACATATACCAATCATTTAGACGTAGATATACTGTCTCCATTGCAAGAAATCTTAAATGGAGAGTTTACACAAGCTGTGTCATTTGATACTGATTATGTCGCGCGTGGGACCAACTGGTTTAACTTAGTTCCTATCTCAGATAATACCTTAGAAGAATTATCAAATGGCCATATACGCGAATACGAAATCTTGGTCCAGTATTATCGAATATTGAGTGGGCAAAGTCGCAAGGATACTCATATTGATGCTACTTCAAATGTGGTAGAAAGATTAAAAAAACTTATACGCAACAATACCAGCTATTCTGATAGCAATGGTCAGCGTTTTTTTAACGGTCGATTAGAAAGTATTAATTATCAGCCAGATAATGCAGATCTGTCATCTGATATCGGATTAGTAGAGACAACATTTATAGCAAACGTTTTTGAGGTTGTATGAAAAATATTAAGAAAAAAGATAGCGTAAGCAGCATTCCAAAGTATGGAAGTCACTCTGGATTCTCAAGAGAGCATTGGAGTCAACTTAATGCTGGTAAAACTGTTAAAGTAGATTTTATTCCAGAGCTTGCTTTGGATTATGTAGTTGAAATTAAGGCAAAGAAAGGTAAGTAATTATGGCAAATTTAGTAGCACACCAACCCAATGATTTTCAAATTGGTATAGTAATGGAAGGAAATACAGGGACTGTAAACGCAAATACAGCTCCATTGTTTACAGATAGTGTTAGTTTACCATCGTTTGCGCCCGATCAAGATTTATCAGCGAAGTCTGGAAAATTTGTTGCAGATGAAGCTGAGATTTATTCTAGTGGCAAAAATACACCATCTGAATTAACCTGTACGGGATTACTAAACGATAATGTTTTAAATTTATTACATGGTATTTTCCATACAGCTGCATCAACCAATGTTATTTCAGTAACAGATGCATACACCGCACCACATTTATATCACGATCAAGCTATAAGCAGCACACCGGCAAAAGCCACTTACACAGTAAAATTAATTGCACCTCAAGTCACAGATGATAATGGTAGTAATGCGGTAGATAACTCAATTCATTTAACGGGTTGTTCAATTACTGCGCTATCAATTTTTGGAGATGCCGGAACAGATGGTGGGCGTTTAAAATACTCTCTGACTGTAAAGACAGGTTACTCTCCAGTGTTTTCTGGCGCAGAGGGATCTACAAGTGCCGCTGTTACAGATGGATTGCAAACTATACATGATTTACCATATAGAACTATAGCTGGGGTAGTGTCTCCAGTATTAAGTAGTTTTAATTTATCTATTGAAAACCCAGCTGACTATGTAGGTTGGGATCCAGCAAATAATAGACCATATACAATAAGCAGAAGTGTTCCAGAAGGACCTGTCATTAACTTATCTTCGACTATAAAGCTAGATAAAGATAGCGCTGGCTTATTAGCAAACTTTATGCACGCTTCTAAACAAACTGGGTTAATTAATCATATGTCAAATGACTCAGATCAACCAGCTGCTCTCACAACAAGTGGTGGTGCTACAGGATTTGGATTTCACTGCGATAAGGCCATAATTACCGGAATGAGTTTAAATGAACAGGCTGCAATGATGTATAATGTAGATCAAAAACTCTTATTCGGGACATTCAGTATAAGAAACACCTAATATGACAGTAAAAACCGATCATGGTACTTTTGAGTGCCGTGAGCTTACCTTTGCAGATCGACGTAAACTGCATCGCTTAGAAGTCTCCGCCGTAGACTTAAAAACTGGCGAAATGAATAGTGAGAAATTCTTTGACGTTTTAGAATTTGTTATGAACTTTGCGTTTAAAAACCCCGACAAGGAACTTGCATCAATGGATGACAACATTATTGATGAAGTCTTAATCGCAATCTATAATAAATACAAAAAAGGTCCATCTAAAAAAAAGTCTTAATTCATCGTATCGCATTGTGGTTTAGTATGAAAGGCCACAGTGCAAACGATATGATTTTCCCATATCAAGCGAGCAGTCCTACTTTAGGCAAACTGATCTGGTACGATGAAGATGAGCTATGGAATGAGATAGATCGGATATTAGCAGAAGACATTGAGAAGAAATTCACTAATGGTCAGCAGTGTTATTTTAACTTAACACACTGCGCTAATCCCGCATATTTCTTAACATCTGAGACTCAATTAGCCTTAGAAGAATACATGGCTTTTAAGCGCTTTAAGCTTCCATTCGCAAGTAGTTTAGATAAAGCAGAATATAATAGAATAGTCATCTTTTCTACTATAGATGAAGAATATAACGCAGCCATAAAACACAATGCCTAAATTTGTAATAGAAGTCAGAACTAAAGGCTTTGCTAACGCCAAAGCCGAGATACAGAAAACCGCAGAACAAACCCGTAAATTTGCTAGAGATAGCAATAAAGGGGCCGGCGCAACAGCAGCATTTAGACGCGAAGCATCTAAGCTAAGAAACAATATGCTTTTAGTTAGCTTTGCTATGGCGGGAGCTGCGGCAACCATTGGCCAGTTTGTTACAGCAGCTGCAAGCATTGAGAAAGTCAAGTTAAGACTTGAAGGTTTAATGGGTAGCACAGAAGCTGCCGCAGAAGCATTCGATGTCTTTAACGAGATTGCAAAAAGAACTCCACAAAATATAGAAGAATTAGCATCTGCTGGTGCTCAGTTAGAAGCATTTGGTATTGATTCAAAAGCAGCCTTAACGGCGGTTACAGATTTAGCCAACTATATGGGTAGACCGGTTCAGTTGGCAGCTTTTGCAATGGGACGTGCTTTTAGTGGTGGAGCAGCAGCGAGTGAAATATTAAAAGAAGCTGGTATCACTAATGTGGTTGCATTATCACAAAATATTGATGATTTAACTAAACTAACTTTACCAGAATTTAGATCTGCATTATTCAATACATTAATTGATCCAGCAGCTAGAATTGCGGGTAGCTCTGATCGAGTTGCAGACAGTTTGCAAGGCATGATAAGTACACTACAAGATAGTGTTTTTAATTTGCGAGCTGAAGTTGGAGACAAGTTTTTACCAACAATAAAAGATACAATAGGTGCTTTAACAAGATTTACTGATAGTATGGATCCTAGTAGCTTAATGCGAATGGTTAGCAGTCTTGGAATTTTAGCTGCTGGTTTACGGTTACAACGCGCTGGATGGATAGGTGCAGCTGCGGGCGCATCTACGTTTTTTCTAGCACTTCAAACAGGGATGAAAAGAATTGCAGTTTTATTTGTTATTGATACTGCGCTAAGAGCGTTTGGAGATTTAATTGACAAACTAAACGGCACAACAGATGCTCAAGAAGAATTAAGAAAAGCTGTAGCAGATAATAAAGACCTTACCCAAGAATACGCAAATGAATTAAACAGTCTTGCTGAACAATCTGGTTCAGTAGCGACTGCCACTGAAGAAATGCAAGAAGCACAGCAAAAACTTGCAGATTCTATCCATAAAAGCGAAGAAGCCTTATTAATAAGATTGGTAAATATGCAGCACAGTACTGAACTAGATAAAGCATCCACTATCGCTTTAATTAATGAAAAGCGTGCTTTAAGTATGTTGGAAGTAGAACGCTTAGTTGCAATTGATAATTTAATTGCCCACAATGAACAAAAAGCTGAAGCAGTGCGTTTAGCCAAAAAAGAAGCAGACACGATATTAAAAGAATCAGTTGCAGCGCAAAAAGAAGAGATACGATTAAAAAAAGAAAAAATGCAACTAGATGAGCAAAATAGAATTGCTTCATTAGATAATCTTGATGCATTTACTAGTGTTTTTCAAGAATCATTACTGATCCAAGCAGAGCTTGATGGTGCTACTGATTTAGAGATTGCAAAGATGCGTTTACGCACAGAATTAGCGCAAAATTTATCAGATGCAATTGGTGGTTCTTCTGGTAGTTATACTAATTATATAGAATCACTTGAAGCCGGTATGAGTGCGGAAGAATTAGCAAATGGTGTTACTGAGGGTGCGATTGAAAATCAACGTATGTTAGCATATGCCATAGTAGATAATTTTAATAAAAAAGTTGCATTGGCAGAAGTTGATGCAGCTAAGATAAAATCAGATGAAGAAGCGGCAGAAAAAGTAAAAAAACATCAAGAGAATATGGACCAGTTTGCACAAAGTATTTTAACGGCTGCTGGGGCAATTAAAATGCTAGGAGATGCTTCACAATCTCCAGAGCAAAAATTATCAGCACTTATGCAAACATTAGGTGGTGTGTTAATGATGGTTCCGGGCGGACAAGTTCCCGGAGCATTGTTGCAAGCTGGATCTATGTTTGTCGGTCATACAGGTGGGCTTATACAAGATTCTGGAATACAAAGATTTGCCACAGGTGGTATGGTTCAAGGTCAAGACAACGTGCCAATCATGGCGCAAGCTGGAGAATTCATCATGCAGCGGTCCGCAGTAGATAATATCGGTGTACAAAACTTAGCTGCCATGAACTCTGGCCAAACCAGTACTGGAGTGACGGTAAATATTCAAGGTAATATGATTGGCAATGATGAGTTTATTCGTGACAATCTGATCCCACAGCTGAATAAGGCTGCTAATCAAGAACTGGCCTAATGGCGTTAACTAACGCTCCTAAACGATCTAATGTCAGTGAAAACTGGCTCTTTGATTTTACAGCTGAAAACAGCCACTGTTTAAACTTTGATGGGACCAATGATTATATTTCATGGGGAGATATATTTGATGGACCATTTGTTAATTTTACTGTAGAGTTTTGGGTGCTCGCAGATGGTAATGCTGATGCCACTATTTTTAGTTTAAATTCTACTGACTCAAGCGATTCCGAGTCTGAAAATGTCACAGTAATATTTAGAAAACTAACTAGTGGAGAATGGCGTTTGTTTTATGAGTATGGTGGCGGTAGTAATATGCAAGTTGATACTAGTAGTGTTAATATGCCAGATGATGAATGGCATCATATTGCAGTTACAAGAGATGATGCTGATAATAAAGCTAGATTTTATTTAGATGGAGTATTAGCAGAGACTGAAAACGTAGCTAATGATCCCACAGGTGGAGATTCAGCCAATCAAGTTCTATATGTAGGACGCAATACAGCTGGGACTGCTCACTTTGATGGTAAGCTAGCTCATGTGCGTTTTTGGAATGTGGCTAGGTCTGCTGCACAAATAAAATATTCATACAATCATGTAGTGGATAGCTCCGCAACTGGTTTAATTGGATACTGGAAATTAGATGAGGGTCACGGGACCAGCGTTGCAGATTCCAGTTCTAACAATAATGCTGGAACAGTGGTAGGTGCGAGCTGGTTATTAAATGGTTTTACTGAGCGTATTCATGCATTTGGATTAGCATTTAAAGACACTCTGGTAGATAATATTAGTTATCATGGATCCATATTAAATAAAGGCATGGTGGTCCGCGATAGTATTGATATTACCAAAGGAACTTCTGCGACAGGTAATATCACATTAAATAGTGCAAATATCGGCTTATTTGGTACTGATTTATACAAAATTTTATTTAATGGGACCAATAACTACCTTAACAAAGAAGTGCGCGTATACGCGCAATTTAATAATGAAAGTTCATTAGCAAATTGCCAACGTATTTTTACGGGAAAATTGGTGGACCTAAAGCTGGACCAAAATCAAGTCATTACGATGCAAATTAATTCGCATAGGCCTTGGGATAAAATAGAATTTCCGCAAACAAAACA